GGGATTGACAAAAGTCAGTTCCTCTTTTATAATGTAAACGTAAACTATTTTTTTATGAGTGTAAGAATTGTAAGGACTAGAAATGGTGAAGACATTATTTGTGATCTCTATGAGGTAACAACTAAAGATAAACCAGATACTGCTGTTGCTTTTCAACTGAACCACCCATACAATGTATGGTTAGAAGGTGTTGATCAACCTAGACTTTTAGTTGAAACTGAAGGTCAAGAGGGAGTTCAGAAAGTTACTGATCCAGAAATTTTCTTTAAACCATGGACACCTTTATCTTCTAAGAAACAAATTCTGATGAAGATGGAAGAAGTAGTAACAGCATACGAGACCTATCCAGAGGTCATTGAAAAGTACAACAAATTAGTGGAGGCAGATGGAGGAAGAACTACAACAACAAGTAGTGAAGTTGATACTCCTACAACAGAGGGATGAGTATCTAATCGGCACTATAACCGAACTAGATGAGGAGCCTAGTCTTCTTATTGAGAAATGCTATCAAGTAACGGGAGAAGAGGTTCTTACTCCGTTTCCAAAATACAGTTCTCAAAGAGATATTTTCTTGACATCAGAAAATGTTTTAAGTATACTAGACCCATCACCTAAACTTCTGGAAGCATATAAAAAGTTATGAGTTCTTTTTACACCAACATTCAACTTGCTGGTGATACGATCTTATACAGAGGGTATGAAAATGGGAATCCCGTACAGTATCGGGAATCCTTTTCTCCTACCCTCTATGTTTTGTCTAACAAAAAAGAGAAGTTCCAAACTCTTGATGGTCGTCCTGTTACACCTGTCAAGTTTGGTTTTGCTAGAGAAGCAAGAGAGTTTATCAAACAATATGATTCAGTTGAAAACTTTGAGGTGCATGGATATGAAAGATTTGTGTATCAATATATCAGGGAACAGTTTCCTAGTGAAGTTAATTACGACATTAGTCAGATGCGTATCTTCGCTTTGGATATTGAGGTTCAATGTGAAAATGGTTTCCCCAATGTAGAAGAAGCAGCAGAAGAAATGTTGTCTATCACCATTAAAGACATGGTGACCAAGAAGTATTATAGTTGGACAACAAGAGAATTTGATGCACCAGAAGGTTTAGAACTAAATGTCTCTTGGACAGAGCAAGAGATGCTTACAAATTTTTTGAAGTGGTGGGCAGAAAATACACCAGATATCCTAACAGGATGGAATGTTAACTTATATGATATGCCATACATCGCTCGTAGGGTAAATAGAGTGTTAGGGGAAAAATGGATGAAGAGTTTATCCCCATGGAACAGAGCAAATGAGAGGGAGGTTTATGTCCAAGGAAGGAAGAATTATGCTTACGATATCTCTGGTATCAATATTCTGGACTATCTCGATCTATATCGCAAGTTTACTTACAGTAGTCAGGAGTCATACAGACTCGACCACATTGCCTTTGTTGAACTTGGGCAGCGAAAGGTTGACCATAGTGAGTATGAAAACTTCAAAGACTTCTACACATCCGATTGGCAGAAGTTTATGGAATATAACATTCAAGACGTTGAACTGATTGATCGTCTTGAAGATAAGATGAAGTTGCTAGAACTAGCAATTACTATGTCTTATGATGCAAAAGTAAACTTTGAAGATGTGTACTCACAAGTTCGCATGTGGGACACGATGATATATAATTATCTAACTGATAGAAACATCGTAGTTCCCCCTAGAAAGGGATCTAAGAAAGATGAAAAATACGCAGGTGCTTATGTTAAAGAACCGAAACCAGGATGCTATGATTGGGTTGTCTCTTTTGACCTCAACTCTCTGTATCCTCATCTTATTATGCAATACAATATCTCACCAGAAACCCTCTGGGAGACTAGACATCCCAGTGCGAGCGTTGAAAGGATTTTAAATCAAGAGATTGATTTCTCAGGTGAGTTTGCTGTATGTGCAAATGGTGCTCAGTATCGTAAAGACGTGCATGGTTTCCTTCCAGAAATGATGCAGAAGATCTACGATGAACGCACGATATATAAAAAGAAGATGCTTATTGCCAAGCAAGAAGACGAGAAAAGACCAACTGCTAAACTCAAGAGAGACATCTCAAAGTTTAATAACATTCAGATGGCAAGAAAGATTCAACTTAACTCTGCCTATGGTGCTATTGGTAATCAATACTTTAGGTATTATAATCTCGCAAATGCTGAAGCAATCACTCTATCAGGACAGGTAAGTATTCGTTGGATTGAACAACGAATGAACGACTATCTTAATAAGTTACTTAAAACACAAGAGGAGGATTATGTCATTGCAAGTGATACTGATAGCATATATCTTAATCTCGGTCCTTTGGTTCAAAGTGTATACAAAGGGAGAGAAACGTCTGCTGAAAGCATCGTTACGTTCCTTGATAAGATCTGTAAGTTGGAACTTGAAAAATATATTGAGAGTTCTTATGAAGCGTTGGCCAAGTACGTAGGAGCGTATGAGCAGAAGATGATCATGAAGCGAGAGAATATCGCTAACAAAGGTATCTGGACTGCCAAGAAACGTTATATCTTAAACGTATGGGATAGTGAGGGTGTTAGATATGAACAACCAAAACTTAAAATCATGGGTATCGAAGCAGTTAAATCATCTACACCTGCTGCCTGTAGAACTTCAATCAGAGATTGTCTTACAGTTATTATGAATGAAGATGAAAAAGCAGCACAAAAGTTTGTAGCAGATTTTAAAGCACACTTTGATGAATTACCGATTGAAGATATCTCATTCCCTCGTGGATGCAATGGTATAAATAAGTGGTCGAACCCATCAACAGTTTACAGTAAAGGTACACCGATTCATGTTCGTGGTGCATTGCTGTATAATTTCCATAACAAGAAAGGTAAATTGACTCATAAGTATCCTCTAATACAAGATGGTGAAAAGATTAAATTTGTTTACCTAAAGACTCCTAATCGTATTGGTGAGAATGTTATTAGTTATCTTAATACATTCCCAAGAGAATTTGGACTTGACAAACATGTAGACTATGAACTACAATTTAACAAGAGCTTCCTTGAACCAATAAAAGTCATCATGGATGTTATTGGGTGGCAACCCGAAAAAGTAGCATCACTGGAGTTTTTATTCGGATGAAGAAACCAATTTATCTTGTAGAGTATCAAAAAGCATTTGGTGCGGGTATGCATCCGTTTACTAAAACCTTTAGTGATATTAAGGAAGCACAGTGGTTTGAACGTGCAATGAAGCGTTCTAATTTTATTACTAAATTATTGACAGTTACAGAATGAGTTTTCTAAAAGACATAGTAAAGGAGATCGACAATGAATACGCAACTCTCGTTTCTGATGGAGTGGCAGCTGGTGACACAAGCGGTTACATTGACACTGGTTCTTATGTGTTTAACGCTCTCGTTAGTGGATCTATCTATGGTGGAGTCCCTGGAAACAAGATCACTGCTATTGCAGGTGAAAGCAGTACTGGTAAGACTTTCTTTTGCCTTGGCATTGTTCAACATTTCCTTGAGAGTAATCCAGATGCTGGCGTAATCTATTTTGAATCTGAATCTGCTATCAGTAAGCAGATGATTGAAGATAGAGGTATCGATTCTGATAGAATGATGATTGTTCCTGTTACAACAGTACAACAATTTAGAACCCAAGCAATCAAGATTTTAGATAAATATTCGGAGTTAAACGATAAGAAACCAATGATGTTCGTTTTGGACTCATTGGGTATGCTCTCTACCAGTAAAGAGATTGAAGATTCTGAGCAAGGTAAAGAGACTCGTGACATGACTCGTGCTCAAGTAGTCAAGTCTATCTTTCGTGTATTAACTCTTAAGTTAGGAAAAGCAAACGTTCCTTTACTTGTTACCAATCACACCTATGATGTAGTTGGTGCTTATATTCCTACAAAAGAAATGGGAGGTGGAAGTGGACTCAAATACGCTGCATCAACAATTATATATCTATCAAAGAAGAAGGAAAAAAATGGTAAGGAGGTTATTGGAAATATTATCAAATGCAAGACCCAAAAGTCCAGACTAACGAAGGAGAACTCAGATGTTGAGACACGATTATTTTATGACCGTGGATTGGACAGGTATTACGGACTATTGGAACTGGGTGAAAAATATGGAGTTTTCACTAGAAAAGGGAATCGTATTGTTGTCGGTGATAGTTCCGTCTATCCTTCTGCTATACTTGCTGATCCCGATAAATATTTCACAAAAGAAATAATGGATAAATTAGACGAAGCTGCTGCTAAGGAGTTTCGCTATGGCAACTGAATTAAAAGATTATATTAAAGTATACGATGAAATGTTTGAGAAAACATTTTGTGATTCTGTAATTGATGCGTACAATAATACAGAAAAAACTGTAGTTGATCGTGAACAGAGACCTTCATTTACTGAAGTAAATATATCGCAAAGGTATCTTGCTAAAGATCCTCTTTGGATGGGTATACAAAAAACAATACAAGATGTATTTGTAGATTGTATTCAGTTGTATATGAATTCATTACAGGTCGAAGTTGACTTTCCTTCAAAGTATTCATTTGAAGAATACAGAGTAAAGTATTATAATAATAATGGACATGATCAATTCAAAGATCATGTTGATGTAGGAGACTATAATTCTGCTCGCAGATTTTTAGTTATGTTCCTATACTTAAACAACGTTGCAGTAGGTGGAGAAACACATTTTCCTAGACTTGGGGAATCTATTTCTCCCCAAACAGGTAGGGTTCTTATGTTTCCTGCTACATGGCAATATCGTCATGCAGGTTTACCTCCTATGTCAGACAACAAGTATATCGTCGGAACTTATTTGCACTACCTATGAATTTAGAAGTCACAATTCTAAGTAATCTTGTATATAATGAAAAGTATACAAGGAAGGTTCTTCCTTTTCTAAAGGCAGACTATTTTACTGATCGTTCTCATAAGATTATCTTTCTAGAAATCCATGAGTATGTGAGTCAGTATGATGCACTACCATCTTTAAATGCACTTGGTATAGAATGTCAAGAGAGGAATGATCTATCTGAAGATCAATTCAAAGAAACAGTTGAGGTTTTAAATGTCCTTTCCAATGATCCCTCGGAATACGATTGGCTCGTGGATTCTACAGAAAAGTGGTGTCAGGAGCGTGCGATCTACCTATCGCTTATGGAATCTGTTAAGATTGCTGACGGTCAAGATTCCAAGAAAGATAAAGGTGCTATTCCTTCGATTCTTTCGGAAGCGTTAGGAGTATCTTTCGATCAGCATGTTGGTCATGATTACATGTCAGATGCAGAAGAAAGGTATGAGTTCTATCATCAAAAAGAAGAGAAGATTCCGTTCGATTTGGAATTCTTCAACAAGATTACAAAAGGCGGTCTTCCTAACAAGACTCTCAATATTGCTCTTGCAGGTACTGGGGTGGGTAAGTCTCTCTTTATGTGCCATGTTGCTAGTTCTGCTCTACTCCAAGGTAAGAATGTTCTTTACATTACCCTTGAGATGGCAGAAGAAAAGATTGCCGAAAGAATAGATGCTAACCTATTAAATATTCCTATTCAAAAATTAGTTGATCTTCCTAAGGTAATGTTTGAGAAAAAGATTTCAACATTAAGTAAGAAGACTCAAGGTAAATTAATCATTAAAGAATATCCTACTGCGTCTGCACATGTAGGACATTTTAAATCACTACTTAGTGATCTAGCCTTGAAAAGAAGTATTAAACCTGATATTATATTTGTAGATTATTTGAACATTTGTGCTTCTCAAAGATATAAAGGAAGCATAGTTAACTCTTATACCTATGTTAAAGCGATTGCTGAAGAACTCCGTGGTCTTGCAGTTGAGACTAATGTACCTATCGTCTCCGCTACTCAGACGACTCGTGCTGGCTTTGGTAGTAGTGATGTTGATCTTACTGACACGAGTGAATCCTTTGGTCTCCCTGCTACTGCTGACCTCATGTTTGCTCTTATCTCGACTGAGGAACTTGAGGGGATGAATCAAATTATGGTCAAACAATTAAAGAATCGCTACCATGATCCTACAATGAACAAAAGATTCTGTGTAGGTATTGACAGAGCAAAGATGAGATTGTATGATGTAGAGGAGTCTGCTCAAGAAGATCTTGTTGACTCTGGGCAAGAAGAAGAAAAGATGAGTCTTGTCAAACGTTTCAATGTGAAAAGTTCATTTAAAGAATTAAAGTATGATTGATTTTAAAAAGTATACTGAATTTGTAAACGCTGTTACATCTGAAGAGAGTAAGTATGGTGGTCATTTTCAAGATCGTCTAAGAGACTTATACTCTAATGATTTTAAAACACATAGAGCATTAACTGCTGCACTCGGACTATGTGCTGAATCAGGTGAGTTTACAGAAATTGTAAAGAAGATTGTCTTTCAAGGTAAACCAGTTACTAAAGAAAATCTATTTCATATGAAACGTGAACTAGGTGACATCATGTGGTATTTTATTCAAGCATGTATTGTTCTAGAAACTACACCAGAAGAGATCATTGAAATGAATGTAGATAAACTTAAATCTAGATATCCTGGTGGAGAGTTTGATCCCCACTATTCTGAAAACCGTCAAGAGGGTGATGTATGAGTGAAAAAATTACAGTTAAAGACTTCATAGATGTTGGTGAAGAGTTCTTTGACAAGTATTATTATGTTGCAAGAGAACTAGGAGAAGATCCTAAACCAGAAGAAATCTTAAAAGTCATGGATGCTTTGACTTCTATTGTTAGGTACAATAGATCTAATGAATCTAAACCTGTAGGATTTACTACAGAAGAAAAACAAAAGACTAGACATTCTAAATTAGATGCGTTAGACTAAGTGCATGAACATATTCGTTACTTCCCCCGATCCTGTTGCTTCAGCACAGGCACTACCTGACAAACACATTGTCAAGATGCCACTAGAAACATGTCAAATGCTTTCTATTGTTTGCTCTGAAGAGTGGGGTCATAACTACGGTAAGATACATCGTAATGATGGTCAACCATACAAAACATCTAGAGGTGCATTTCGCAATCATCCTTGTACAATATGGGCAAATGATTGTCTAGAAAATGCATGGTGGTTACTTACACATGGTATTGCATTGTCTCTAGAATATACACATCGCTATGGCAAAATACATTCTTGTCATCGACCACTACTAGAAGCAAGAGATCTTATGCCATCAGCAGACTACACTAAGCATACACCCTTTGCTTTTGCAGGTCCTGATGAATTCAAGAATGACAAAACCATTGATATCTTTACTGCATATAAAAGATATATCAAGTCTAAACCTTGGGCAGCAGATAATTATCTTCGTGATCCTTCTAGGAAACCAGAATGGGTATCATAAATACTCTAGTGGAGACCTGCGTAACTAATGGCACGGAATACAGACTTAGCAGATGTTAATGAAATTTATTGTGCTTTTGCACTAAACAATAATAAATTTCCTGACTCTGCATCAGAAGCACAATATAAGAAAAAAGTAGAACTTCTTACTGAAGATCAAATCATTCAGCAAGTTGGTCGTGCTACCGCTATGTCTAAAGACTTCTTAATGTGGGCAAAAAAACATGGTTATGATGGTGTTCAAAAAGTATATTGGACAGCAAGACCTGGTTTTTCTTTTAAGGCAGTAGTTGGTAGAGATGTAAATCAGAAAAAGAATCCCACTGACGTTTTGATTAAGTTTAAACGTGGTGGGTTTCTTGGTTTATCTGCTAAGTCAACCTCTGGTAAAGCGGATATAGGATTTAAGAATCCTGGTGTAGGTACAGTAGAAAAAGATTTAGGAATAGATTTGAATGATATTAATAAACGAGCAATACAATTAATAATTAAAGACTTTGATCTACCTACCTCAGCAAGTAGTAGAAAGAATGCAATCAGAAAAAATAAAGCGACCAAGATGGTAACTGAAAAGATAGGACAAGCGGTTCTAAATGAGATGAGAGAGTTTATGTTGAAAACAGTAAACAAACTTGACCAAGTAAAGAGGAGAGATTATATTATGAAAAGTTGGATTGATGCTAGTGATGAATTGTATCCTCCATATGTAAAGGTTACAGGTAGAGGAACTAAGAATCCTTTTACTGCTGACATAGAAGATCCATTAAACAACCCTAAGTTAAAAGCACTTATGGAAAATAAAATTATGTTTGAAAAAGTTGGTAATGAATCTATTGGTGTTAAAGCAGGTAATAAAAAGATTTTAAAAATGAGATTCAAATATGAATCTGAGAAACTAGCAAGCAGTATGAAAATGTCTGGAGATCCTTGGTAGACACATAACAAACTGGCACACACATACTCATGGATTCTACATTGGAGTGTTATAATAATGGTATAGACACAGATGACATGCCCAACAAACACCTCGACCACCTTGAAGATTTGGTTTTCTTTGGTCGTAGAGAAGTGACTAATGCTGTCAATGAGTTGATGAATCATCCCAAGTTATCTGTGAAGTGGGATGGTGCACCTGCGATTGTATTTGGAACTGATCCTCGTAATGGTAAGTTCTTTGTTGGCACTAAGTCTGTATTCAACAAGATCAAGGTAAAAATTTGTTATGATCAAACCGACATTGACACGCATTACAAAGGATGTTTGGCAGACATTCTTCGTTTATGTTTGCATCATCTTCCTCGCATCGGTGGTATTGTCCAAGCTGATTTCATTGGGGTCGGTGGCGGTATGGTTTATTGCCCTAATGTGTTGGAGTATCGTTTCGATCAAAAGACTCATGGTCATATTGTCCTTGCTGCACATACTGCGTACACAGAAATATCTCATGATGCTATCGGTTACGGTGGCATTAATATTCACGGTGAAGATTCTTGCCAGTTCTTAGGAACTAATGAAGCGGATGCACATATCACTAAACTACCAAACTTTAATTGGATAAAGTTCTTGCTTAGACTAGCACGTTGTAAGATTCCTAGTGCTAAAATACGTCCTCATGTCCTTAAACATATCAATTCATTCATTCGTGCGGGTAGGATTCCGCGTCCTCAGGAGATGTATGACTCACTAGATGCTAAATATAAGTGTGAAGTTAATGTCACAACCTTCAAGGTGTGGTATATGCTCTTCCAACTGAAGCAGAGTTTACTTGAAAACATCAAGGTTACTGGTAGTGTTTCGTGCTACATAAATGGTAAACCTACACAACATGAGGGTTTCGTTACTGTTGCGGAACACCCTTTTAAAATCGTAGACCGACTCACATTTAGTAAAGCTAACTTTAATCTTACAAATAATTGGACGAATGAAAAACTTTAGTGCTTTTCTAGTTGAAGCCGAGAAATCCTTTGCTGCTAAGGCAGCACAAAAAATGAATCTTACCCATGTTGGTTACGGAAAGTATGCCGACCAAAAGGGTACTGTCACACACTTTAGTAAGGATGGAAAATTATTTCCAATTACAGATAAACAACAAGGAGAACCAACACAGAATGGAGGAGAAGAAACTGCAGGAGGCGAGGGCAAGGTCGATCAAGGTAGCATATCTGTTACTTTTGGAAGATTTAATCCCCCGACTATTGGGCACCAAAGACTCATTGATAAAGTAGCGAGTCAAGCAAAGGCAAGTGGTGGAGATTATAGAATTTATCCTAGTAGATCACAGGACGAGAAGAAGAATCCTCTTGATCCAGGCACTAAGATTAATTTTATGAAGAAAGCATATCCAGATCATTCTAATGCTATTCAAAATAATGAAGAAATGCGTACTATATTTGACGTTCTTACTACGTTAGATCAAGAAGGATATAGTTCAGTTAACTTAGTAGTTGGTGGAGATAGAGTTAGTGAATTTAATTCATTAGCAACGAAGTATAACGGTGACTTATATACATTTGATGAAATCAAAGTAATTTCAGCAGGTGGTAGAGATCCTGATGGTGATGGTGTAGAAGGTATGTCTGCATCTAAAATGCGTAAAGCAGCGATTGAAGATGACTTTGAATCATTTGACAAAGGTATTCCTAAAGAATTATCAAAAAAAGACAAAGAAGCCCTATATCTTACATTAAGACAATCAATGAATGTTAAGGAGTCGTTTGACGACTTCGCTGAAGCATCCTATGATTTGTATGAAATTGCTCCTAAGTTAGATCCTCAAGGTCTAAGAGAAGCATATTTTGAAAACGATCTTTTCGCAGTAGGTACTTTCGTTGAAAACGTTAACACAGGGATCATTTCTAAGGTTGTTAGTAGGGGTAGCAATTACGTCATCTCTATTGATGAGTCTGATCATCTTTTTCGTTCTTGGTTAAGAGACCTTGTAGAAAAAAATGACATTCATGGATTTGATTTTACACCTGCAGGCGAAGCGGGAACTGATGATCTTGCCAACTATATGCGAAGACTTACACCAGGTGAGTTCATTAGAAAGATAAATAAGAAAGTAAAGGTTACAAAGTAAGATGAATCTACAAGATCTCCCTGATATGTCAGATGCACTTAAGAAGGTGCAGCAGTTTGACGAAAAGAAACATAAACTTGATCCTGTCGGTAAAGAAGACGGTGATGTAGATAACGATGGTGATAAAGATTCATCAGATGAGTATCTAATGAAACGTCGTAAGGCAATTAGCAAAGCGATGAAGAAAGAAGCGTATACAGTAACAAACGCTGACAAGAAAGGTAACACACCTGCATACCAAAACTTCAAGAAAGGTATGAAGGGTAAGGATGGTAAACCTTTGTACAAGGCAGCAGATCATATGAAGGAAGAAGAAATTAGTCCTATTGATTCTGTATTGTCACCAGAAGAATTAGAAAGAGTTGCACAAATCTCTAAAGATTATGATGCTGCTATGGAAGAAGGATACAAAGGAACAATGGATATGAGTAAATCACATCCAGAGGCAGTTAAAAAGGTAGAAGATAATATTGCGAAACATTTTGGAAAGAAGAGAGTTCCTGGTGGTAAGATGGGTGTAAAGGAAGACTTGGCACAGGAAGGTAGTGCATACGGAATGTATAAAGGATCAGGTAAACCAAGTGGTGCTATGGCAGCATTCGGAAAAGCACCAAGAATGCAGAAAGGTGCTATGGCATACGATGGTCCTAACAAGGCATCATCTGAAGCAAAGGATAGAATCCTTGCTAAGACTAAAGCAAAACGTGAAGCAATGAAAAAGTAATGTTATCTTTTAACGCACTTACCGAAAAGAAAACCAAAGTCAAACTCAATCCTAAAATGAGTGAAGTGATGGAGGGTGGTTTCAGAGCTACTGCTGAAAGCGGTATGCCTATTACTATGCACGCTTATGCGAAGGGTGGTAAAGTTAAGAAGGCAAAGAAAGTAGTATCAGAAAAAAATCACGGTGAAGATTGTGATTGCATGAAGTGTGAAAAGCAAAGAAGAAGTGAAGATGTGCATGACGGACCTGATGTTCAGAATGAAGCAAAGGTAGACAAAGGTCGTAGTGATTATGGCAAGGCATCTATCAGAAACTACAGAAGAATGGGTCCTGGTCATGGTGATCCTGGCATGTTTGATCCTGAGGGTAAGAGAGGAAAGACTATTGACAAACGTAGAGAAGAGCACAAAGCACGTCGTGGTGTGAAAGGTGCTAAAGTACCTGCATATAAGAGAGAGTCATTTCAACGTTTTGTAGAGTGTTGGAAGACACATAAGAAAGTTGGTATGAAGATGAAAGGTGGTAAGTTAGTTCCTGATTGTCGTCCTAAGAACGAAGAGACTAAGTATGAAGTCATGAGTAAAGAAAAGTATAAGAATACTCATAAAGACTTTAAGGGTGGCACTAAGAAAGAACCTAGAGTATCAGTATACGACCCAGAAAAGAAAGCGACAGTATCTAGACTTGTTAAGTTTAGTGAGATGTGTTGTGCTACAAAACCTAACCCAAAAGCAAAAAAGCAAAGGGTAGCAAACGTAGGTCTTACATCTGAAGCTAAGTTAGAAGATGTTATGACAACTGTTACACCTGTGACAAAAAAGAAGGAATTGATGCACAAAATAAAGAAAGAAGAAACATATATAGAGAATACATCACAAAACATTTATGGTAATCAGGAAGAAGTTTCAGAAAAAAGCAATCAAAGCATCGCAGAAACCAAAACTTCCCTTGTTAAATTTAGTGACCTAAGTGAAGTAACCCGTCAAAAGAAAGAGATGGGTTATGTCAAAGGTGGAACTAAAAAACCAACTGCACCTAAGCAGAAAGATACTGCATTAGATTTTGTTAAGAAACAAATCACTGCAAAGTATGGTAAAGGTGCAATAATGTCTGGTGGCAGTAAACAGTCTAAGAAAGTAAAAGGCGAGAAGTCTACAGTAGGAACTGGTAAGTATAAGAAAGCAGCAGATGCTAAGAAACAAACTGCTGCTGATGCTAAGAAGAGAGGATTCAAGTCTACTCAGGACTATGCAAACACCATGGCACGTTATGGTGGTAAAGACAATTATGACAAAGGTAGAGGACTAGGGACATGATAGACGAGACTACCGAACTAAAGAATGAACTTATTGCCAAAGCTCAACAAAGGCATAAGATGGCGAAAGGAAAAAAATTTAAGGACGTAATGGATAAGGGTAAATCAGCAAAGGATAAACTGTATAAAACAACTAAAGAAAAAGGTGTACGATTCTATGACAAGAAGGGATCTGGTTACATGAAGGACGGAAAGAAAAAGTACGATTGATAGCCTATATACTGTGTAATTACATATTAAGATCATGATTGGTAATTTTTTAATGCCACTGGCATACAAAGTAATCGACTCTGCTGTCAAAAAAATCCCTGACGATGCAGAACTCGGAGAAAAACTAATAGAAATTTGTCTATTGATTATTGGCAAGGCAGTAAAGCTCACCAAGACGACTGCTGACGATGCTTTATTTGAAAAAGTAAAGGAAGCACTTGCTGCAAAAGAATAACGCTCACAGGCGATTCTAAAGGGGTCTTAGAGACCCCTTTTCTTATAAATAATACTAGGAATTTTACGATCTTAGGAGCATAAACATGGCACTTTACGGTGTAACTGACGCTGATGAAGCGAAACCCAAGTGGGCTGTACGAGGTAGTGGGGTAGATCCTCAGAATATCTTCGCAACAGCAGATGGATGGGTTCTTCGTCACTATAAGAATACTGCTAAAACAGCATTCTGGGATGAAATTTTAGTCTCAGTTGATGGTTTAGTTGGAGCAGGTGGTAGAGGAACTGATACTCTTGGTAATGCAGACATCACTGCTGTATTCTTTGAAGAGTCAACTTACGCTGCTGCTGCAACTGGAACTGTTGTTGTTATCTACAACGAGAAGGTAGATGTAACTAATGGTGCTACTCTTGTAGTTACTAACACTACAGACAGTGCTTCTATTACTGCAACTGCTGCTGCACAAACTGCAACTAACCGTGTTGAATTTACATTCACATGTGCTGCTGCAAGTAAGGTACATACTATTGGTGCTCAAACAATTTCTGGAACTATTGTTGACTCAGGTACTTCAACAGCATCTGACAAAGTATTCGTATTAGGCGATACTATCGGTGCAGGTGGTTCTGGTTCTACCAAAACAATTACTACAACATAATAAATGAAGTTTGACGAACTGAATGACGATACGTACATTCTTTTCGCCATTAAGCATTATGAGAATCCTCACTGTGTGACTAGAGAGGATTTTGATGAGGACATAAAACGCTTCAAGTATCTCAAAAGACTCTTGAAGCGTTATGTGCGAAGAGGACCTTTAAGGATCCATCTTGTTATTAATCATCTTATCATTCTTTATAATGTTTTTGGTGAAGCTGCTACTCCACTCTTGTTTTATAAACTTGAGAGAGAGTATTGGAGTATATTGAAAACTATACTCATCTATTTGAATAAATATCCTACAGGGATGTTACCCGATCTGGCAACAGATGATGACCTAGAAAGAGAATTACAGAGAATCTAATGAACGAAGAAGCTCCAACAATGAGTGCAGGTACAGGTGGTTTTAGCGGTAGTGCTAATGCCAAAGGTCCTGTTGCTGGTTTCGATCCTGTAATGAAGTTCCGTAAAAAGTTTAAGAAGAAGAAAGAAATAAAAGAAACAACTACATGTCCTCGTGATAGTCAAGTTCCCTCAAAGTTATTTCAATATAAAGTAAATGTTCCAGAGGTAGGAGAGACTGTAGTATATGCTAATAGTCCTGCAGAACTTAGGATGAAGATGAGAATGCTTATCATGCCTAAGTATAGATCTGGTATTGATATTGAAAGGATTATGCCTGGTGCTGCTGCTAAATTTTTCATGGATAAAAGAATGAAACATATGAAAAACGTGAAAGAAGAGACTGATATCACTGAAACACAGGATACACAGATTAAAAATCAAATGAATCAGCAGAAGATTCAGAACATGAAAAAGAAAGTTATGTTGAAAAAGCAAGAACTTCAAAAGCAACTTCAGTTGAAGACTCAGCAGTTGAAGAAGAAAGCGAGGGTGGGAGCAGAACCAGACGCGACTCGGTAATGTCGGATATTAACTCAGCGATTCTAGAAAGACTAGAAAAAGTAGTGGACACACTTCAAGACAACTCTGTAAAGATGGGTCAAATTCTTGCTGTACACAATGAGAAGTTAGATAAACAAGATAAAATTGATGAAGTATTGTTTGAGAAAATAGATAGGTTACACGCAGATGTTAACAGAGAAACGAACGCGATTAAGAAAGGATGTGAGAGAGACATCCGTAAAGTCGATGACCGTCTCAGACTCATGGAGAAGAAAATGTGGAGCATATTTGGTGCTCTTTCTATTATTTCTTTCCTCGTGTCTCCAGTCGGACAAAAAATAGTAGGACCTGTGTTGACAGGCAACTCACAAAGTAGTATTATAGAAAGGCAATAATCTAAACCCTTGAGTGATTGACAAATTTTACGTCAATTTAATATCTGCGAGACTTGATAGGTTTAAGCAGGTACGAGATGGCGTGTACAATTTTAGGTGTCCTTACTGTGGAGATTCACAGAAGCACAAAAACAAATCTAGAGGTTATTTCTTCACAAAGAAAAGTGGTTTAGTTTATAAATGCCACAACTGCGGTGTAGGTAGATCTTTTGGTAACTTTTTGAAAGACCATTGTAGTGATATCTATGATGAATATGTCATGGAAAGATACAAATCAGGTCTTACTGGTAAGGGCAGAAATGTTGCTGATCCAGTTTTCAAAACAGAAAAACCTAAGTTCAAAAAAAATTTAGAGTTGGAAAATATTGCATCTCTAAATAGAAAGCACCCTGCAATAAAATATCTTCAAAGTAGAAAAATACCTGAGGAATGTTTCTCTAGTCTTTATCATGCTGAAGAGTTTTGTACGTGGGTGAATAAACAAAAACCTACATTTGAAAATGTCAAGAAAGATCACCCTAGAATTATCCTACCCTTTATCGATGAACAAGGAGAATGGTTTGGATTTCAAGGCAGATCTTATGGGTTGAATGATAGAATGAGATACATAACTATCATGCTTGACGAAGATAGATCTAAAGTATTTGGACTTAATACAGTTGACTTTAACAAGACTGTTTATGTAACAGAAGGTCCTTTCGACAGTTTGTTCATAGACAATGCCATTGCCATGGCAGGTGCCGACATTGATTGGGATTTGCTTGATGGTAAGGATGTCGTGTTTGTTTTTGACAATGAAAAGAGGAACAAAGAAATTGTAGATCGTATGTCTCGTGCCATACAAAAAGGACATGAGGCAGTTATTTGGCCAACTAATTTAAAAGAAAAAGATTTGAATGACATGTATCTTACTGGACACAACGTGCAAAGTCTGGTAGAATTTAACACCTATGAAGGTCTTGAAGCACAAGTAAAACTCACCGAATGGAAAAAGGTATGACCACAAAAGAAATCAATGTCATTAAGAGAGATGGAACTAAAACACCTCTTGACCTTGATAAAGTTCACCGCATGGTAGAACTCGCCTGTGAGGGTCTTGCAGGTGTCTCTGAATCCCACGTTGAAGTCAACAGTGGATTACAATTTTTTGATGGTATTAAGACCAGTGACATCCAAGAAATTCTTATTCGTTCTGCTAACGATTTGATTTCCTTGGAAGCACCTAACTATCAATACGTTGCTGCTAGACTACTATTGTTTAGTCTTCGTAAGTCTGTGTATGGTGAGCATCCAGACAAACATCCTCATCTTAGAGCACATGTAGATCGTTGTGTTGAGAAAGGAATCTATGATATTGGTATTGTAAATCAATATACCCTAGAAGAATGGGATAAACTTAACAGTTACATTGATCACGATCGGGATTATCTGTTCACATATGCAGGCATTCGCCAAGTGGCAGATAAATATCTCGTACAAGATCGTTCTACAGGAGAGATTTACGAGACTCCCCAGTTCATGTATATGATGGTGGCAGCAACTCTCTTCCAAGACGATGACAAATTTTACAGACTAGAATACGTTAAAAAGTATTATGACGCAATCTCAAAACACAGACTCAACATCCCGACACCAATCATGGGAGGAGTTAGAACCCCCATTCGCCAGTTTGCAAGCTGTGTTCTGGTTGATATTGATGACACCCTCGATAGTATCTTTAGTAGCGATATGGCTATTGGCAAATATGTCGCTCAGA